ATCACTTTTAATAACAACCTATGTTGCATACTTTGGTTCAAGAGGTATTGAAAAATATAAGTACATTTCGCAGAAATAGAATACTATCCCAAAATCATTATTCTTATTATATTTTATTTTTAAGTATATTATTATTTTTTTTAATATATATTTTTAGATTTATATTTATATATATATTTCTAATTATTTATTTTATATATTTGAAGTAATAAAAAAGATCAAAGTTATATCTTATATTTTTAAAAAACAAACTAAAAGATGGAAAACACAAAATGTATTGAAGTAAGAAAAGATTATTATTTATTAATTATAGATGATAAATCACTTGGTGAATTTGAAAGAAGCCAACTTAGGCACATAATTGAAACCATAGATAATGCCATCTAAATTATCAAGAAGTAAAATAGTTAAAAAGCTGGATGCTATATTTAGTCAGTACATAAGATTAAAGGATGCAGATCATTTAGGAAATACAACTTGCTTTACTTGTGGTAAGGTTGATCATTGGAAAAAATTACAAAATGGTCATTTTCAATCTAGAAAACACTATGCAACAAGATGGTTAGAAATGAACTGCCAGGTACAATGTGCAGGCTGTAACGTATTTAGATATGGTGAACAATTCTTATTTTCTAAATATCTGGATCAAAAGTATGGTGATGGAACTTCTGAGGAACTATACATAAAATCAAAAGAAACTGTAAAGTTTTCTACTGATGAACTACAAGATATGATAAAATACTATAAAGACTTGGTAGATAGTTTATAAAAGACTATCTTTGGGTATTCTGTTTTGTTAAGGAAAAGGGGTTTGACTTTATGTTAAGCCTTTTTTTTTGCTTTTTTTTAAATTATTTTTAAAATATACTTTTGTTATTAAATAAAATGTTTACATTTGGTTATTATTAATTTAAACTTAACAGAATGAGAACACAGAAACACGATTTAAAAGATGAAATTAAAAGACTTGAATATGCTTTGTATCGAGCAGAACAAGACCAAGACGCAATAACAGTTTTATCAATAATCAAAAGGTTAGATGATGCAAAATCAACCTTAATAAACATAAGATAATGCAAACTAACTTTTCACAAGAAACTGCACAGACTAAATTTGACGAGTATACATATAGGATAGAAGCCTTATGTAATAGAATAGAAGAACTTAAAGCACAAATAGAAGTATCACAAATATTTAAACAAAATGGATAGAGAAAAATTATTAGATTTGTACAAGAAGTATGAACTTGAAAAAACAGATGTATACAAACATCAACACTATGTTATCATAACCAGACAAGGTATTGAAAAGATAGCAGCAAAAGAAAAAATAGCTATAAGTTATGAGGTTGTAAAATGTGAACCCAGCTTTGCGGTTGTAAAAGCATATGCAAAAAAAGAAGAAGTACAAATTGAAACATTTGGTAGTGCATTAAAAGGTGCTAACTATAAAGATGGTAATTGTAATAGTTGGTATGTAATGGAGATGGCAGAGAAACGTGCATTATCAAGATCAGTTTTAAAACTAACTGGCTTTTACGAACTGGGTGTATTCGGTGAAGATGAAAGTGATGACTTTAAAAGAAAATAATATTGATTAAAATTAAAATCCTTTGTTGTCGCAAATGTAGGCCGCTGTAATGCTTTAAAAAGTTAAGCAAAATTAATCAATAAGTATCATAGTTTTTGTAATTACGGTAAGACTGACAGCACGGAAAGACGGCTCCTTAATTGGATAATATAATAAAACAGATATGAGAAGAATAAAAAAACCTTTAGATGATAAAGTAAAATTTATACCTTGCAATGAAAATAGATTAATACATTCATACACAAGAACAGATAAAAAATCAACAAGAAAAGAAAAACTGAATAAATAAACCACGAGGTATTGCGTGTAATGACAATACCAAATTTAAACTATATATTATGAGTGCAATTATCAACGGAAGTATTAGAGTAGATAGACTACCTAAAGAGAAATTTATCAAAGGAAAAGATGGTGCGGTGTACTACAATTTCACAATAGCGGTTCAAGATGAAACCAGGTATGGAAACAACGTAGCTTTTATGGATAGCCAAACCAAAGAAGAACGTGAAGCAAAGGTTGCAAAAACCTATCTCGGAAATGGTAAGGTTGTTTGGATGTCACCAGATGGTGTGACGGTTGCTGAAAGAGATGACCAACCACAAGCGGTAAAAGAACCAGCAAGTGATGACTTGCCATTTTAATCAGCCAATAAAGGGTGTGAGTTTTTAACTTGCACCTTTTTTTTATATATTTAACAAATGACAGAAAAAGAAACAGAACAAAATATGTTAATGGAGTTTATTGCAGATACTTGTTATATTGACATTACAAAAAAATTAGAATATCCACCAGTAGCTTTAAGTTATGGTGAAAAGGTTTTACAATCAGATAAAGGTGATACAATAGTACCAATAGCATTAGGAACGTATGGTAACTTAAGTGTAATAACAGCACCACCTAAAACAAAGAAAACATTTTTTGTATCATTATTGGCTTCAGCTTATTTAAGTGGCAAAAACATATATAGTGGACAAATAAAAGGGCATAGAGGTAATGGTGATCTTATACATTTTGACACAGAGCAGGGAAACTGGCACGCATCTAAAGTATTTAAACGGCCTTTGGATATGGATACCAGCATAAAAGAAGATAAATATCACACCTTTGCATTGAGAACGGTGGGTTTTAAGGAGCGTTTAGAATTTATTGAATACTACTTAAAGGAAAAGATAAAAGAACCATCTCTTGTTATTATAGATGGTGTAGCTGACTTATGTGGAGATGTAAACAACATAGAGCAAAGCAACAATTTAGTAAGTGCATTAATGAGAATATCAACCCAATGTAATGTGCATATAATTTGTGTTATACATCAAAACTATGGAAGCCAGAAGCTAGGAACTGGTCATCTAGGTTCTGCATTAGAAAAGAAAGCAGAAACTGTAATATATTTAGAGGCCAATACAGTTAATAAAGACTGGATAACTGTAAAATGTGGTAGAAGCAGGGGTTACTCTTTTGAAACATTTAGCTTTGAAGTAAACAAAAAAGGTTTGCCAACAATAGTTGGTGATTTATATGATCCTTTAAAATGAGTTACAAACCTAAAGATAGAAATGAAAGAAAATTGAAAGAATATTTAATTTCTAATAGGTTACAATTAAAGATGCCTTTTGATAGTTTCTTAAAGGAAACAAAAGAATTGCTATGGTGCGAAATAACAGTATTAGAAAGAAAAGAATTTAGCAAAAACTATCCAGATCTTGCAAAAGAGTATAAAAAAGCTGATGTTGCTTTATATGTTTTAGAAAGAAGTTTAAAAGACCCTCTTATAAATTTCAGTAAAAATGTTAGGTTTCATATGCATAGATATTTAAAAGGCAAAAAAAATAAAAAAAGTGAAGAAATCCTGGGTATGACGCTTAAAGAGTTTCAACAAAAAATTGGAGTTAAAAAAAAAGGTGTACATTTAGATCACATAATACCGTTAAGCTGGGCAAATTCAGAAGAAGAAATTTATTGTTTAAACCATTACTCAAACTTTCAATTATTAGATGCGTTTGAGAACAGAAGTAAAAGTAACAGATATTGTTTAAGATTAAATCTAAATAAGGTCTTAGAGAAACACAATAACAAAGCATTAGTACAAAAAATATTAGATAGAAATAAAGATAAAATATTAAAATGATGCTTGATAAACAAATGGGCTTGTTAGCCAAAAAACACAAAGACTGGGTAAGAATAGTGAAGTCTTTTGGTTGCAACTACACTATTGCTGAAGATATAGTGCAGGAAATGTATATAAAAATACATTACAGGCTTAAAGATGATCTAAACATTATGTATAATGAAAATGAAATAAATTATTATTACGTATATAGAACTTTGCAAACATTATTTTACGATTTAAAAAGAAAAGAAAAAAATATCACATTAGTTAATATTGATGATGTAAATATTGAAACAGCCACATCAGATGTCGATTACACAAAACAATACGATATAATTCAAGAAGAACTTTCAAAGATGTTTTGGTATGATAGAAAAGTATTTGAGATTATAAACGAGGGTGAAAGCATAGCAGAATTTTCCAGGAAAAGTTTAATACATTACTATTCACTTTACAACACTTACAACAGAGTTAAAAATAAACTTAAAAAACTATTATGAAACTAGGAAACATTATTTATTACATCACTAAATATACTGGTATTAAATACCTAGTAGATAAATACCATAAAATAAGAGGTACTAAATGTGATTGCAACAACAGAAGAAAAAAGCTAAATGAAATAAAAATTGATAGATGGTAAAATTTAATAAAGAAGATTTTAAAGCCTGGAGCAACTTCAGATCTGAACCAAAAAGCACACTACAACCTAATGAGTTTGAACTAATATGCCAGCTGCACGCAAAGTATTACAATCATAAATACCACAAACCCTGCACTTGTAACCCAAAAAAAATAAAGTTGTGGATAAAGCAGCTTAACATAATCTGGAATAATGGGCATTAAAAAAATCAATGAGTGGGAAAAGGCAGTAGTGTTTCTTTTAAATCTTGATGGTTGGGAGTTAGAACATTGTGGTGATGGTTATTCAAGATACGATGCTAAAGGAAAAACACCAAAGGGTGTTGATTGCGTTATAGAGATGAAATTTAGAAACAAGTACTATGAAGATAAAATGCTTGAAAAAGACAAGTACGATGCTTTAATAGCTTTAGATGATGTGGTTAAGTTATTCTTTGTAAATGATCCTAAAGGAAACTTTATGTATTACCTAAACACTTTAGAGATGCCAACACCAGTTAAAAAGTACTGCCCTGATACTACAATGTGGACAAAAAAAAGACTTTTAAAAGATGTGTACTTGCTTAAAGAAAACCAAGCGGTAAGAATAAATATAAATCTTTTATCAAATTAGTTATTAAATATTTTGTCAATAAGATATTTATTGTTATATTTGTTTTATATTAACCAAAACAGAAAATTATGACAAAAGTAAAACCCGATTCAAATATAGCTAAAATCTTGGCTGGTAAAACAAGAGGATATGAAGCCTGGTATGTAAGACACATATTAAGCAATAGTTCTTTTTACAAAATAGAAGAAGATACAAATAAATTTAAAGCCTAGTATATGCAGCAATTTGAACAACTAGGTTATTTTTTAGAATATATGATTGAAGATAAATATATTGGATCAACAACTATAGATACTCCAGATAGAAAAGAAATAGGATATTACGGTAGAATTAATGCTATTGCTGAAGAAGATATTATTTTAGATAACAAAAAAAGAATTAAAAAAGGACAATCATTTTATACTAGAATGTATCCTTTATGCGGAAATAAACTTTAATTTAAAAACAAAACAGATGAAACAAACAATTACTTTCGGACAATTTCAAGATGCCTTTTTTAATATGGATAGGCAAAACCAATTTACTTACAAAGGTAAAAAAGCCTTATTTGAATATTTAGAAGAATACGAAGACGATACTGATGAGCAAATAGAACTAGATGTTATTGCTTTGTGCTGTGATTTTACAGAATATGATAGCCTAGAAGATTTTTGGCAAGAATATGACAAAGAAGATTTTCCAGACATAGAAGCTATTGAATACAACACAATGTTAATACCAATAAATGATGATGCTTTTATAATACAATCATTTTAATATGAAAGTTAATGAAGCTGCCTGGGAAAAGCTAAAAAAACAAATAGAGTATTATACAGAAGCTGATCCATCTATATCAGACATATCGATTAACTACCAAGTTAAACCAGCAAAGAACAGAAATTATTTAAGACTTAACATAACAATAGACAAATGGGACAAGATAACAAATTAGAAAAACTAGAATTAAGAATTAAGATACTAGAAGCACAACTAGAAGAAGCAAGATCACATACTTACATATACCAAACAGATACATTACATTGTTCAGATGGGGAGTTGTACATTGGTTATGATGATAACAAAACTCTTGTAATGGAAGTAGACCAGCTTTTTAGAGACTTACCTTCAATTATAGGTATGGTCACTAAGGAGCAAAAGAAGATGCAGGAAATGCACCTTGAAATGATTAAACAAGCAACAATAGAATTATGATTTTATTAGTAGATGCAGATAGTTTAATTTTTGCGAGTTGCTATCGTAAAAGAGAAACACCAGATGATGAACTATACTACACAAACATAGAAGATAGTAGAGCAAAGTTTGATGAGCAATTTATGTCTATTGTTAATCACCTAGAAGATAAATACCCTATAGATAAAATTTTAA